GCAGATAGAACAAACTAATATTGAGCAACCATTATTCCCAGATGTTTCAAAGGACAACGGCGATAAATAAAATACTTGCGTTAAAAAAACGAATTAAGATTGTACAAGGTGGCACATCGGCTGGTAAGACTTACGGCATACTTCCTATCTTAATAGACCGTGCAGCCAAAACACCTAACACCGAAATAAGCGTTGTAGCAGAATCAATACCGCATTTAAGGCGCGGCTCACTACGCGATTTCTTGAAAATTATGAAATCTATCCACAGGTTTGTAGATGAACGCTATAATAAAAGTTTGTTAAAATACGAATTTTCAAATGGTAGCTTTATAGAGTTCTTTAGTGCTGACGATTCAAGTAAGCTTCGTGGTGGTCGTAGAAGTATTTTGTATATCAATGAGTGCAATTCAGTTAGCTTTGAATCTTACAACGAATTATCTATACGAACAAAAGATGAAGTATTTTTAGACTACAATCCAACGGCAGAATTTTGGGTTCAAACGGAATTAGAAGGTCAAGAAGATGCCGAGAAAATAATCTTAACATACAAAGATAACGAAGCACTTGATGTAGGTATTATAAGCCAAATAGAAAAGAACATAAAGAAAGCCGAAACAAGCAACTATTGGAAGAATTGGGTTCGTGTTTATGTAGATGGCGAAATGGGTCAACTTGAAGGCGTTGTGTTTAGTAACTGGAAACAGATAGACATTGTACCCGATGAAGCAAGATTAATTGGCATAGGGCTTGATTTTGGCTATTCAAACGACCCAACGAGTATAATCAAAATCTACAAACTTAACGAAACACGAATACTTAACGAAGTAACATACCAAACAGGTTTATTAAATAGCGACATAGCAAAACTACTTCCTAAAAACGTACCTGTTTATGCAGACAGTGCCGAACCAAAATCAATAGCTGACATTCAACGATACGGCATAACAATTAAAGGCGTAACAAAAGGCAAAGACTCAATCAACTACGGTATTGATGTTATGCAACGTGAAGACTATTTAGTAACATCACAAAGCACGAACTTAATAAAGGAGTTAAGAAGCTACTGCTGGGATACTGACAAGACAGGTAAACGACTAAACAAACCGATTGACAATTTCAATCACGCAATCGATGCTGTCAGATATCACGAAATGGAAACTTTGGGTATGAACAAGAACTATGGTTCGTATTCGATTTTATAGCACTATTACAAAAACACGAAAAATAAGTTATTAATATATGAAGTTAGATTTATTACTACCTACATCACTAAGCGAAATACCATTATCACGGTATCAACAATTCATAAAGACGAAAGAAGCATCAAACGATGATGAATTTATTGCACAAAAAATGATTCAAATATTTTGTGGCATAGATTTAAAAGATGTAGGCAAGATAAAGATGAAGCACTTAAACGAACTAATAAACCACTTTACAAAAGTGTTTAGTGAAAAGCCCAAGCTTATACGGCAGTTTAAAATCAAAAATATTGAATTTGGCTTTATTCCAAAACTTGATGAGATTACATTTGGCGAGTATGTCGATTTAGAACACCACTTGCAAAATTGGAAAACATATCACAAAGCTATGGCAGTTATGTATCGACCAATAAAAGAAAAGCATAAGAACACTTACACGATTGTAGACTACGAACCTAACGAAGATATGCAAGACCTAATGAAGTTTGCACCTTTAGATGTAGCAATAAGCAGCTCGGTTTTTTTTTGCACCATCGGAACAGAATTATTAAAACTTACAATCAGTTATTTACAGAAAGAACTGAAGACGATGACCAATTCCAACAGTATAGCGAAAGACAACAATTTAGCAAACAATGGGGATGGTATAATTCAATCTATGCACTTGCTAAAGGAGATGTTACCAGATTTGACGAAGTTACAAGCTACCGACTTACTAAATGTCTCACCTATCTTACATTCGAAAAACAAAAAAACCAAATCGAAGCAAACGAACTTAAACAACAAATGAGAAGATGAATTATTTTGATATTATAGACAAACTAAAAGCACACTTTGATGCAGACCCATTAGTTACAACCGTGACGCAAGGTGACATCTTTGCAGTCAATATAAATAAAATGGACTTGTTTCCTTTAGTACACTTAATTGTTGATGGTGCAACCTTTGAAGAAAACGTAATAAGATACAACATTAGTATTTTAGCTATGGATATTGTGGACATAACAAAAGACGAAACAACAAATAAGTTTGACGGCAACGATAACGAACTATACATAATTAATACGCAGTTAGCCGTTCTTAACAGGTGTTATGAGTTGTTAAGACGTGGCACACTATACACCGATGCTTTTCAAGTAGATGGCAATCCAAGTGCTGAATTTTTTACAGAACGATTCGAAAACAAATTAGCTGGTGCAACTTTAACGGTAGACATTTTAGTAAGTAATTCTATGACTATTTGCTAATGGCAGAATTTGATAACATACAAGATTTACTAAACGACTTTAGAAATAACGTAATTCGTGAAGCTAAACAAAATTTATCAAGTGGCTTAAATAGAAAATATCCTATACAAGCATCAAGCAAATTAAGTAAAAGCTTAAATAGTGTTGTTAAAGAATCTAAAAATAGTATTCAGATTAGTTTTGAAATGGAAGAATACGGTGTTTATCAAGATAGAGGTGTTAAAGGTAAAAAAAGTGGGCGCAGTTTAGACAACTACAAATACACGGACAAAATGCCACCACCAAAAGCATTTGATAAATGGGTTATTAGAAAAGGTTTAGCACCAAGAAAGAAAGGCAAGTTTACAGGTCGTAGCATAAGTTCTGTTGGCTTTAGAAAATCAATTACATTTTTAATAGCACGAAGTATTTACTCAAAGGGTATAAAACCAAGCTTGTTTTTTACAAAGCCATTTGAAAAGTATTTTAAGCGACTGCCAGATGAATTGGTAGAAAAATACGGATTAGATATGGAAAAACTATTTACACAAATAACAGACGAAAACTTTAAAAGACTTAACAAATGAATTTAGCACGGTCACCATATATAGTAGAAATTGATTTAACAGGTGTTGCGAATGTAACAGGCAGTAAACTTGAATTATATTTAGGTAGCAACATAGGTACAGCAAATCCCTCATATACTTTTGAAAAGCTTATACCAGCATCGAACAACCTTAAGATGTATTATAATATATCGCCATATATTCGTGAGTTTTTCAATTTTACAGTTTGGCAAAACGCTACAGGATTAGCATATAATATTGCTACAAGTACTAATTTTGTGGTGCCTTATGAAGTTAAGCGTTACAAAGACGAATCTGGAACATTTACATTGTTAGGAACAGACACAGGCAATTTTATGGATGGCTACAACTATTATATGGATGGATATAATGCAACTGCTGTTCGTGTTTTTTTAGATGAAGGCGAATATTTTTATAACTATGATGCTACAATATCAACTTCACAAGGCAACGGCTTATGGGGTTCGTTTGACGTTGATATGAGTACAGGCGATACAATTAAATACACGAATTTAAGAACAGGAGCAACGCACGTTGAAACAGCAAGTGGTGATGGTGTTAAAAGCTTTGCAAGAGTTTATTTAAGCTATGCAGCAGACGGAAACAAAGTAGAAATGTTTGCTGGTGGCTCTGCTTTAAAATGGACAGGAACTTTTAAGCCCGAATGTGAACCTAAATACAAACCTGTAATTATTGACTTTGTAAATCGTTATGGAAGTTGGGCAAGAATATTCTTTCAAAAAGCAAACAAGCGAAGCGTTAATGTAAAAACGAATGAATATAAATTTAACCCTAAAGAGTTGCCGTATACAAGCGCAAATAATGGGCAGGCTAAAGAACTAAATACAAATGGAACAGAAACCATTACATTAAACACAGGGTGGGTAAACGATGGATATGCTGACTATTTAGAACAATTACTATTGAGTGAAAGAGTTACGTTATTAGATTATGATGTAAATCCTAATTATACACCTGTAAAAGTAAAAAGCAAAACACTAAAAAAGCAAACAGGATTGAATGATGGGATGATTAATTATACACTTGATTTCGAGTTTGCATTTGATATTTTAAATAACGTAATATAATGCGAGGCGTATCGGTTTACATAGAGGGCAAATTACTTGACTTATTTAAAGACGAACAAATCAATATTACGTCTATTCAGCAAAATGTCCAAGACATTAGCAAAGTATTTAGCGACTTTAGTCAGTCTTTTCAGGTTCCAGCTACACCAAATAATAATAGCATTTTTGAATACTTTTATGAAAATAGTTTAAACGCAACTATTGATTTTAACGTAAGGCGTGAAGCATTAATTGAAATTGATTTAACTACATTTAGAAGGGGTAAAATTAGCTTAGAAAAAACGGAAGTAAAAAACAACGAGCCGTATAGCTATCAAATTACTTTTTATGGTGATGTCGCAAGTCTCAAAGATACGTTTGGTGATAACAAGCTTGTAGATATAACAACCATAAATACGACAGACTTTAACTATTCAAGCAGTACAGTAAGCCAAAGAATAACAGACGATTCAACTGAATACCCCATTCGTTTTCCTTTAATAGTTGGCAGAGATGTCACTTATGGAGATGGAGCAAGTACAGATATTAGTCACACAGGGAGTGATTCAATATCATATCTTGAGTTATTTCCAGCAATAGCAGTATATCAAATATTCAACGCTTTACAAACACATTACAACATAACTTTTAATGGAGGCTTTCTGTCAAACGAAAGATTCAGAAGAGCATTTTTGTATTGCCAAAATGCAGAAACATTTGCATTTACAACAGCGTCTCAAATAGCCCAACAGCAAAATTTAGTAACAGGTTCAACCAATACAAATCCTGTAGCTGAAGCAAGTCACTTTTTTGACCAAGCAAATCATACTTTAACAATCAGTAAGACATCGACAAGTGTTATGTTTCCAAGTTTAACGCCTGCAGGAGGTATATTAAACGCAGTATTGCATAAAGTCTTTTTTGCTGTTAATAATGTAAGTGACTTAAGCATTGGATATTACATTGACGTTTATCTTAATGGAGAGTTATCACAAAGCTTTTTTAGAACAGGAAATAGCACTATCATTATTGGCTTTTTAGCAAATAATGCAATTCAAACAAATGTTTATGAGTTTTATATAAGGTCAACAGGCAGCCTGTCTTTCAATCATGAGGTTACATACAACCAAACGGCAACGTACTTTGAGAGTAGTGGTGTTCAATTGTTATCGAATTCATATAGCAGTAGCAGCACATTTTCAACTACAGCAACTTTTAGTGTATTGAACTATTTGCCCGATATGAAGGTGGTTGATTTTTTCAAGGGGATTCTGCAAATGTTTAATTTGACTTGCTATGGAACAGCTAAAGACGTTTATCAAATAGAGCCATTAGATGATTGGTATCAAAAAGGAGCTATTGTAGACATCACAGAGTACACAGATATTAAAAGCATCAAAATTGACCGTGTAAAGCTATTTAAAAACATAAGCTTTAGCTATCAAGAAAGTGAGTGTGCCACGAACGAAGCCTTTAGAGAATTAACGGGTGGTCGTGACTACGGAAACACAAGCCAAAAATTTGATTATGATGGAGGCGAATATAAGATTGATTTGCCTTTTGAGAATATGATGATGCACAAGTTCACGGGAACTGATTTACAAGTAGGTAAAAGATTAAATACCGACATACAAACATACATACCAAAGCCAATGATAATGTATGCTTATGATACTACAAACGCACAATGGCGATTTAATGAAGTGAGCAGCGTAACCAATATGAATACTTATATTCCATTTGGACAAGACTTGCAACTTGGTACAACTGACTTTACACTAAACTTTAATGCAGATAACAGCACGTTTTTATTAGAGCCTGTATCCAATACGTTATTTGCAGTTTATTATTCTCAATACTTGTACTCTTTGTATAATTTAAAAAACAGACGAACTAACGTTAAGACGAATTTGCCTATTAGCTTATTAACGGGGCTTGAATTAAATGACCGTGTTATAATTCGAGACAAGCGTTATATAATCGAATCTATGAAGAGCAACCTAAACACAGGGGACGTTGATTTAGTTTTAATTAATGACTTTAGAGAACTTATTTCAGACGGTGGAGTAATACCAGAAATAATAGTTCCAGATAACAACGCACAATGTTTAAACATAGATATATTGTTTCCAAATGATGCAGTAAGTGCTACAATAACAACAACTACTGCTGGTGTAACAATATCACCAAGCAC